CGTGGACGGACAAGGGCGAGGGTACTATCCCGGTGGAGTTTACCGCGCATCAGGATGGGCTTGAAACCGACGGATATGCACCTTGTGAGGTCATTTTCTTCGACCCCGCCGCCTAACAACACGCGGCAGGGTTCGCGCCCTGCCGCACTTTCGTGAATTTTGAGGAGGAAAACGCATGAATACCGCAACCGCATTTGAGCAGATGGCGAACGCCATTCCGTACATCGACAAGCTGGTAAACAGCAAGGAAATGAAAGCCTTTGTGGAAGAAAAAAGCAAGGGTGACGTTGTCGGACGAGACATTCTGATGAAGATGCTGCCGATTTTGTACGCCAAGCACCCCAAGGAAACGATGGGCATTCTCGGCGCAATGCACGGAAAGACGGCGGAGGAAGTCGCAGAAATGGACTTCACGGAAACCGCCGCCATGATGGACAAGGACACGCTCGATTCGCTGTTTGCTTTTTTTACCTTTGCGCTTCGTCTGGGGTGCATCATGTAATCCCTGTGCTGTACAAGTACCGCCCGCAAAACGTTCACGCGCTGGGGGTGCTTCTGGCGCACGAAACGCAGGAGGAAGCAAAACGTTGCTACATGGCTAATATGGCGTGGATGACGGTGCTCGCTATTTCGTCGTTCGGCGGCGCGAATCTGGAAATCCAGTCATACAGCGACGTTTTCGGCGCAGAGAAGCACGAAACAAAGCAAAAAACAGCAGAGGAAATCTGCGACGATATTATAAACGGACTAATGGCGAGGGGAGGTGCAGAAGATGGCGGAAGCATTTGAGTTGTACGCAAGTTTTAAGATTGATACAAGCGGATACACGCAAGAGCTGAACAAAATCCGGCAGGAAATGGAGCAGTTTCAACAAGAGCTCAACAGCCTTGCTATTCATCCGACGTTTGACGGCGGACGTTTTCGGACGGAATTGCAGCAAGCGCAGCAGCAGTCCACGCAGGCGACGGAAGAAATCAAGCGTTTGCAGCAGCAAATCCAGTCCTTGCAGGAAGCCGCAGAGGATTCGGGGGACGATTCCAAAAACAGCATCACTGGGCTTCTAAAACGCATCGGCATCGTCGGCGAAATTGCAAGCGGACAGTTCCTCGGAAATATGTTTGTGAATGGCGTCAATACCGTTATCGACGGCGTCACAGGTTCAATCAGCGAATCAATCGGACTTGCGTCCGACCTTGTGGAGACGCAGAACGTTGTGGACGTGACGTTTGAAGATTCCGCGTCCACCATCAACAAGTGGGCGCAGGAGGCGCTGAACGCCTACGGCATCACGGAAACCAAGGCGAAACAGTATTCGTCTACACTGGGCGCTATGCTGAAATCCATGGGCATTGCCGATGACCAAGTTCTCCAAATGTCAATGGATATGGCGGGTCTGGCGGCGGATATGGCGTCATTCTACAACCTCGACCACGACACGGCATTTGAGAAAATCCGCTCCGGCATCTCCGGGGAAACTGAACCGTTGAAGGCGCTTGGCATCAATATGTCCGTTGCGAACCTAAACGCCTTCGCCCTCGAAAAGGGCATGAATAAGGCGTTTGATAAGATGTCGCAGGCGGAACAGGCGACGTTGCGCTATCAGTATCTGCTGGAAGCCACGAAGGACGCTCAGGGCGACTTCGCGCGAACCGGGGACAGCTTCTCAAATGAGATGCGCAAGCTGCAAACGAACCTCGACCGCATCAAGACGGAGTTTGGCAAGGGGCTGCTGGGCGTTGTAACGCCCGCGATTTCGCTGCTCAACAACGTGCTGTCGGATAAGTCGTACCAGTACACCACAGCCGAAAAAATCATGCAAGAGCGGGACGAATCAATATACGACGCAAAGGCGACCTATGCGCAGTCGCTCACAATCGTTAATTCCATGCGCAACATGGAGCAGGAGAGCGGCGAAGCTGTAAAGGCGACGAAAGCGTGGCAGGAAGCCCTCGAAAACCTTAAAAACGTTATGCCGGGACTTTCGCAATACGTTGATTTAACCTCTGACGCCATTATGGGCAACACGGAAAGAATTAAACAGTATGTTGATACCGTGAATGGCGTGTCGCTGTATGGTGCACATGATACCGCCGTTACCGATGCACAAGCAGCAGTTGATGAAACGGAAAAACAGCTTGAATCCCTATATGCACGCAGAGATTATCTAAACTCGCTAATTGTGGGGTCTAACGCTGAAGAAGTAAAAGCCGCATATCAGGATGCGGCAGAAAGCGCCTATTCGTCATTTGTGAGCACCATGTCTGATATCAGCGACTATACATTCGCCGATACTTTGGAAGGGTTTATGCGCGAAGCACCTGATGGGAGTTCGCAGTACAACGACATCATCAGAGCGCGTAATGGCTTCTATTCCGAATTTCATCATACGTTTACCGACTTGCAAGAAGATGCGTGGGAAATGCTCACAGACGCGATGAATCTGCAATCCTCCGATAGCAGCGCCGCCGCCGGAGAATTGGAAGAGGTTAATAGACAAATCGAAGAAACTAACGATAAACTGAACGAGAATCAGACCGCGCTTGCAAGGGCAACAGCGGAATGGGAAGCGTACAAACGTGCACACCCGGAAGCCGAAAAACAGGTAAAATTCAACGCAGCCGTCGAGGACGAGAAGAAAGCCCTCGAAGACATAAAGACCGCGCTGAAAGACGTGGATACCTACCGCGCGGACACGCTGAAAAAGGCGCAGGAATCCTACAAGGGCGTTGCGTCGGGCATGGGCTACATGGTAACGCATACGCAGGCGGAAATGGATAAGCTGCTCGCAACCGATTACAGCAAGGAAAATGTGCTTAGTTGGTACGGCACGAATGCGGATGCGCTACACGCCTACAATGATGCTTTGCAGCAAGCCGAAGCTGCTGGCGTTGACGTTGGCATCTTGTCAGGACTTACTACATACTCTCGCGATAACGATGCATACCTTTCGCGCCTGCTGAACCTAACGCCGGAAGAAATCAAGCAGCTAAATGCAGACTACCAGCGCGCCCGCGACGAAGAAAACGCGATGGCGGAAACCAAAACGCGGTATGCGCTGGCGGACGATGAGACGTATCAGGCTATGCTGGAAACCGTTCAAAAGTCGCTCGAAGCGTTTGACCAAAAGGACGAAATTACGGCATACATGGCGGAAAATAACAGCGCGTTTTTGGCTGGCATCGACGACATGAAGCAGACACTCGTAAAAGAGATTCCGAAAATTAACGCGTTGCTCAAAATCCTTGGATTTAACAACAAAATCGCAACCAAAATCCATGAATGGAGAACAGACTTTTCTCAAAATGAAACGCCATACGACTTCTTGGGTGATATTTCCACAGGAAAGGGGCGCTCTGCGAATGCACCGCTTGCAGTCGGCGGGCATCTGATGAAATACTGGGCGCCAAATCCAGAAACGAATCCGCAGGAGCTTGCCGACGTTCTTGCTGCCCTCGAAGCGAAGCAGAAAGAGAATCAGAAAGTGCGCGAAGGAAACGGCTACTGGGACAAGGTACAGGAAGCAGCAGATAAAGCATACGAAAACAGAAAGCAAGTAGCGAAAAATTTGACGTTTATTCGCGAGATGCACACAACGTTTGAAACGATGCAGGAAAACTACCTAACCGCACTCAAAGAAAGAAAAGTTCCGAACATCACCAACAATGAAGATGGGGTGCTTTGGGTGCGCATCGAGAATCCAGCAGATGTTGCAAAAGCTGTTTCCGGGCTTCCTCCAACGACAATCCAGAATAATTTTTCCGTTGACGGGAAGATGATTGCGACAGCGATTGCGCCATATGTCAACTCCGCAATAGGCGGGACAATTCGCTCTAACCTGATGTTTACGAAGTGGGGTGATTGATAATGCTTACGCGCTACCGCGCGTGGATGGGTGAGGAAGCGCTGGAAGACATCGACCCGTCCATCATCATCATCGACATCTCGGAGGACGCGCCACAAGAATCCGTGACGACCGAAGCACGCCCCGGCGGGGGAATGTACCTCACCGGGCAGCTTCGGCAGTCCATCACGGTAACAATCGCCGTGGAAATCCACGAAGCAAACACCATCCACAGGCAGCTTGTCCTCGGTAAAATCATGCGCTGGGGCAGCTGTGGACAGTACCTGCGCACGTCATACCGCCCGGAACAGCGATTATACATCGACAGCATCGAGGCGGCGAGTGTTTCCGCGCTCAAATGGACGGACACGCTGGGAATCAAGCTGACGGCATACCAGCGTCCGTGGTGGGAGGAAGCAACTGTTTCCAAAATGGAAACAGTTGAAGCAAGCAAAAGTGGCATCCTGACGGTTTACAACCGCGGGGAAATGCCCTGCCCACTGGAAGCCGTTTTTGTGGCAATCGACACGCTGACAAACGTTGCAATCAGTTGCGGCAGCGAAAAAATCGTGCTGACGAACATCAGCGTAAAAACGGGCGAGGAAATCCGCATAGGACACGACGATAACGGCATCCAGCAAATCACGGCGGCAGGGCAATCCGCAATGGTAAACCGAAACGGGCAGTCCGCCGACGAAATCACGCTAAAACCCGGAATCAATAAGGTGTCGTTCAGCGGCGACGGGCTTTTGTCGCTAACGGTTACGGCAAGGGGGCGGAAATATTAACTACAAAGCATACGGCACACCGCAGGAAGTAACACTAACGTCAAAAACAAAGTGTTTCCTTGTTATCAATTACGATAAAGACGACCCGAACGGTTGGAAAATGGAGGAAGGATATCCAACAATAGGGAGAGCGAAGGTCACGTTCCCGGTTGTGCTCCCGGGTGATGCAGTGATTACATCCGCACGAGTGCACGCAGACTTCAAGCGCGACTCTTGGGGAAATCAGCGGAAACAGGACGTGAACGACATCCACGTTGACGAAGCCGGATTTGCAACGGTGACGCTTCCTGATGGCGCAAGCACTGCGTCGCTTACTGTAACGCTATCTTTCCAGCTTTGGGATAGAGTTTACATGGATACAAAGGAGCGGACTTTTAACGTAGACGTTAGCGATATCTACCTCACAATCGACTACGTTTCCGGCATCATCCCCGACCCGGGCGCAAGCAAGGCATACACAAACAATGTCCGTTTGCCGCGTCTGCTGGACAAAAATCTGCGAGAAATCAAGCGCTTGCGCCCGTCGTCGCTGTCGCTGTCCTTGTCCCTCGACGACATTTCCACCGCGAGTATGACGCTTGTGGACGGTACATGGATGGACGTAACGCAGTTTGTGGAGTTGTACCACATCGGCGGCAGCGTCGGCATCTTCCGATTGCGCTCGGACACGCAGACATACAGAAATTACGCGACGCAAGAAGTCAATCTTGACCACGCCATTTCAACACTGATGGACGGGCTTCTGCCGGAGCAGCTAAAAATCGGCAGCGCATCCGTTGACGCGGTTGACGTGCTGGCGCAGCTTCTCACCTATCAGCCGGAAACACGCTGGCAGATGGGGACGTGCGAGTTATCACAGCATCTCACATACGATTTTGACGCGGGGACGAACATCTGGACAGCAATCAACAACGTCAAGGACTTGTCGCCCGCAGAAATGATGTGGCAGTACGACTTTTCCACCCATCCGTGGACGCTCAACCTCGTTAATATGCCAAACACCGTTTCCTGCGAAGCGCGTTTTAACGGCGCGCTAACCAGCGCAACGGTCAGCACCGACCGCGACGACCTTGTGACCCGTATGTACGCATACGGCAAAAACGGCATCACTGTCGGCACGGTAAACGATGGCAAGGACTACATCGACGCGGACACCATCGACGAGTGGGGCATCGTGTGCGGCAAGTACTCGGACAACAGCATCACGGACAAGGAGACGCTGCTGGAAAACGCAAAGAAGGAACTGGCGAAAAAGAAAACCCCGCCAATTTCCATCGACGTTTCCCTTGTGGAGCTTTCCGCCATAACAGGATTACCATACGACCATTTCCGGCTGGGGAGCATCTGCCGGGTTGCAATGCCTAAATTCGGGCGCTGCTATGATGAGCGCATTCTCACACTCAACGCGGACAATGTGCTGCTTGAGCCGCAAAAGGTGCAAGTCACCATGTCAACGGAGGGCAAGAGCGTCAGCGGCATCATCGAGGCGCTGGGCGGCAAGAGTGGGCTTATTTCAGCAGGAACGGAATAAGGAGGACGCATGAATGAGTTAAATTATACTTGCAACTTGTCTGCCGGGTTGCGGATGACACCGCTCAAAGCGGCGCTCGTGCAAGGCGAAGCAAACGCCCACACACTGAAAATCGCGTTTGAGAAGGACGGCGCGCCGTACAGCATGGATTCGGGCGCAACGATTGTCGGCAGCTTTATCAGGCTGGATAGCGTCGCAAGCACGGACGAAAACCCGACAATTCTTCTCCAAGGTGCAGTCAGCGACGGTGTGGCATCCGTGACGCTTTCCGCTGCTTGCTACGCTGTTGTTGGGCGCTTCCGCCTGATGGTCACGGCGACGGTCGGCGAGGACACGACGGCTATCTTGTGGCTTGAGGGGCGCGTCGCGGCGGGGGCAACAGGGACGGTGTACGACCCGGATAACGTCATCCCCGACATTACAACGGTGCTTGCAAAGGTTGAAGACTGCAAAAACGCAGCGGCAAACGCGAATGCAGCGGCAGAGAGCGCAACATCCGCAGCGCAGCAGTTTCTGGGGAAGTACATTACGGACGAGGAAAAATTGTTGCTGCTGGAATTGCTTCGAATGGGTGCGTATCGCTCCAACACCGCCGCGCAAAATTATAACAAGCTATACGCAGCGTGGAAGGACGATGTATCAGCGCTTGAGGCACAGCGCCCGCAAATCGTCAGCGTTGAGGCGGACAAAACGACAATCACCGTCGACGAAAGCGTGACGTTCACGGTGACGCAGAAGAACGCGGCATCAATCCGCTTCCTTGTGGACGGCGCAGTAAACGAGCGAATCTATGACGTTCAGCAGGAAACGATAACGTTCACAAAGCAGTTTCAATTTACCGGGAGCGGAACGCGGATTGTTGCATTCCAGGCGGTTGACGCGAGCAGCAACGTCGGGCTGGAATCGGATAGTATCATCATCACAATTAAGGAGGCGGCACAAAATGGCGTGGAATCTAATCCGCAGGAATAACGGCGAGACTATCCACACGGACTATGTTGAGTGGATGTTGGATAGCGCCGCCGACATCTCCAATGGCACAGAGCCGGGGAAATCCGGAAGCATCGGCAGTCTGGCGTACACCGCCGGGTTCGGCGCGATGTGGCAGAAGAACGCGCAGGGTGCGTGGGTGAAGCTGGGAGGTGGCAACTAATGGTTGATGCAAGCACGATTGGTGTGATTCAGGCGCTTTACGGCACAGGCGCAAACGGTGGGATTCCTACGCCGCTGGTGACGGACAAGACGCTGGCGCTGGAGAACCGCGCGGCGGACGCGAAAGCTGCTGGCGACGCTATCCGCGCGGTCACGAATACCGCCAACACGCTTTTCGCGCGCGCGAATGTGTTATCTGGCAGTGTGTCCGGCGCGTCGATTACTGCGACGGATTCTTTTGCCGCGCCTTTTGTCGGTCTGCGCGTCTGCGGCAAAAGCACGCAGGACGGTACGCCGCTCCCGACTGCGCCCGTGCCGATTGTCAGCGCGGGTGACGGAGGAACGGTGGTGGTCTCGGTGTCGGACGGCGCGAACGAATCGCAGACGCTGACACTGCAAACGCCGAACGCGCTTCCGGGCATCCCGGTCACATCCGGCGGAAACTACACGGATGAAAGCGGTCAGCAGTGGGTGTGCGACGAAGTGGATTTGGCGCGCGGGGTGTATGTGCAGCGCATCACCAAAATCAAGCTGACATCCTCGATGAACTGGGCGAAGAGTGGGAACAAAGTCGACCGCTATTTCGCGACGTTTAACGGTACTTCTGCGACAAATGTTCTCTGCACACATTTCTCCACAAGCGTAGGTTCGGAAGTCGTCGGCGGCGCCATGACCAACCTGAATTACCTTATCGGCTTTGCATACGCCGAAAAAGGGACAACGACGCTTGATGACTTCAAGGCATTCCTCGATGCAAACGAGGTATATGTTTGGACGTCGCTTGCAACACCCGTCGAAACCGCTCTTTCCGCCGCTGAAATCAGCGCGTACAAGGCGCTGACCACCTACTCCCCGACGACTACCATCAGCGTTACTGATGGCGCTGGCGCAGAAACGAAGTACCAGCGCGACGTGACCATTGTAATCAAAAATCTTGAGGATGCGATTGCATCCATGACGCAAAATTAAGGAGGTATCTTTATGGCGATTAACAGCAAAGCTCGGCACGACCTGACGCTGCGCGCGATTAAGCGCGAGATTTCCGCGGGGCGCGATGTGGCGTTTTGGCTCGACAAGGCGTACACGCACCTCGATAACGGACTACTGACGGAGGACGACATCGCGGAAATTGAGAAGCTGGCGCAGGCGTACTATGATTCGCTGGACGCGGCGGAAAATGGTGGAGAAAACACAATCTAAGTTGCAATTAAGTTGCAATCTTGCTGCTCAGCGTTTCGCAAATGCCGATTTTTCGGCATTTTTTAAGTTGCACGCAAGTTGCACGCAAGTCGCACGCAAGTTGCAAGTTAGTTGCAAGTTAGTACCAAGTTAGTACCAAGTTAGTACCAAGTTTTAGGAGGTGTCATCATGCCCAAAATCGCAGCGTCCGCTATTCTGAGCGACTTCCAGCGGATGCTTGACGAGCACTGGAAGTATACGGCTGGTGCAGCGGAGGCAGGGAACGTTGACTGCTCCGGCGCGTTTGTGTGGTCATACCGTCAGCACGGGCAGAGCATCTATCACGGCAGCAACCGCATTGCTCGGACGGAAATTGTCGAGCTTGTCCCAATCTCCGCCGCAAAGCCCGGAATGGCTGTTTTTAAGTGCCGGAATCCGGGTGATTCGCGGTATGCCTTGCCGTCTGGCTACAAGCAGGGCGGCAAATACTACAACGGCGACTTGAGGGATTTTTACCACATCGGGCTGATGGGTGAGGACGGCAAGGTTCTCAATGCGCAGAGCAGCGCAACGGGCTTCGTCGCTTCACCCGTCAAGTCATGGGCGTGTGCAGGATACCTAAAGAAAGTCGAATACAAGGAGGATACACCAATGGTGGATGATAGCAACGATGTTATTTGCGTCGGACACGTGACAGCGCAGAGCGGCAGCACGGTCAATCTTCGCGCAGAGCCGAGCAAATCCGCAAAGGTGCTGGAAAAAGTTAAAATCGGCACTTCTGTCAACGTCATCGGGAATAGTGGCGGCTGGCTTCACGTCGAGACGGAGACGAATCAGGGCTACATGATGGCGGAGTTTGTCGATGTGGGTATTTCCAAAACGGAAACACCCACGCTCTCTGAGCTTGCGGAACGCATCGAAAAGCTGGAGGAACGCGTCACAGCACTGGAAGGCGGGGTAGGTTGAGATGGAAAACATCACCGCCGATAAACTGATTCTGGCGCTGGGCGTGATTCTCGTTCTGCTGGGAGCATACAATACATTTTATACCGCGCGAAAAAATGTGAGGGACGAACGCAAGCGCCAGGAGCAGCCAACAAACGCGCTTGCATCCAGCGTCGCTGACATCAATCGCAAGCTGGATACAGACAAGCGCCGCCTCGATGGGCACGAAGAGCGCATCGGCGGCTTGCGTGACGGACTGATGGTAACGTGCGCCGGAGTACAGGCACTTTTGGAGCATGAGTTACACAACGGCAACGCCGAAGAAATGACGGCGGCAAGCAGGGAAATTGATAATTGGTTGAGGGGCAATGCCCTAAAGGGAGGAAATGCAAAATGAGTGAGAATTTGAAGCGCAAACTGACAAGCCGCAAGTTCTGGGCGGCAGTTGTGTCCTTTGTAACCATGCTGATTATGGCGTTCGGCGTGGCGGATGAAACCGCAACGCAGGTCGGAAGCATCATCATGGCGGGTGCTACGGTCATCGCCTATATCATCGGCGAGGGCATGACGGACGCGGCGGCAGTCGCGGAGGGCAAGGATAAACCAAAGGAGTAACGCATGAGCCGCGAAGTCGTATGGACAAAAGCGGTTGTAGATGCTTTTGTGGATGAAGCCTGTTTGTCCGATGAAGAGGAGCTGATTATCAGGTCGCGGGCGAAAGGCTGGACACGAACAAAGCAGTCGATACAGTACAACATGAGCATTCGCAAGATTGACTATATTATACACACGCTTAAAACCAAGTACGACGAAGCGCAGAAATACTCCGAGATTTTACCAAAGCGGAAAACAAAGAAAGCCGGGACGTAATGTCCCGGTCTTTTTTTGTTGTGCACTATTCTTGCGCCTGACGCTTGCACTCAACGTCAAGTTCCGGATACACCCCCGCGATTTTCGCAAGGGTTTCAGTTTTTAGGCGATGGTACAACTCTTCCTTACCGACAAGCCCGAACAGGTCAACTAATTTGTCATCATATTCGCAGAGGTTGTGGCGGATGAAATTAACCATCCAGCGTTCAAGCGTCTCGGTATTCGGGGACAATATATCCACATTGCCGTGTTCCAAATACCATTCTTGTTTTGCGTTCAGCGTCGCCTCTTCCAGGACGGGCATATCCCAGCGCGTAACGTGGATGGAAGCAATGAGGTCGTCGGCAATGGCTTCGGCGTTCTTGCGCTTCGTTTCGACGGCTTTTGCGGATGCCGCCTTCCGTGCGGCTGCTTTTGCCGCCATCGTCTGGAACTCCTGCGTCCCCATGACGGAACGCACATCATCCTCGCGCCACAGCTTCATGGGCGCGGAGGACGCATAATGTGGATTCCGCTTAAGGATAGGCGGCGGCAGCAGCTTGTCTATCATGGACTTTGTGAAGCCCATAGACAATACGCCGCTTTGTGAAATGAGCTGTTCTTTTTGCTTTTCCGGCATGGTGTCCTCTTTATATCTACTTTGTAATATGTTCCTTTGATTTGCGTTTCCTATAATTTTCTCTGGCTCTGCGATTTGCTTCTTCGCGTTGCTCCGCAGTCATCGCTTCATAGCGTGCTTTCTGTGCCGCACGTTTCTGTTCAGCACGCGACTTGTCATACTCTTTGAGATACTCCTTTTTAGCAGCAAGGCGGCATTCTTCTGAACAATATTCTCCATTTCCGATGGCAGAAAATGTCTTTTTGCAGTACTTGCAAATCTTCTCTTTTGGAACAACTCGTTTTCGCTCTCTAATAATATTCCCGGCGACCGCGTCATTGCGCTTTTCCGTCATTGCGGCACGTCGCTGTTCTCGGATTGCTTCTGCAGTAGCACTTTCCTTACATGCTGGGCAGTACTTCTGCTTCCCGCCAAAGACAATATAATCTTTCCCGCATCGCGCGCACTTATCCGTGCTTCCAAGCGGTCTTCTTGCGCCGCTTCGCCTGTAAATTGCGTTATGCAGCCGATTCGCTGCGTCCTGACATTCTTTACAGCGTGTGCACTTTGTCGGACGGGTCACAACTTTTCCGCAGTCCGGGCAAGCAAATGTATGCACCATTTCTGGATTCCCACTTTGAGCACCAGTCCCGACGCGCTGGCGACGTTTCTCGCTTATTTTGTAGCACCCTTCGCTGCAATAAATCCGCCGCCCGTCGGGAACGCGCCCACCACATATTGGGCAAGTCTTATCCAACTCGACACCCCCTGCCGATTATCTAATAACCGCAACGACCTCTGCATCGCACATGATAATCTCCTGCTCGTCCTCGCCAATATGGCTATTGTCTCCATCGCAGCGCATCAGGTACAGGTGCTCATTATAATACACCTTGTTAATGCGCAACGCCCGCGCGATATTCTTGAGCTGTTTTTCACGCGAATTTGCGATAACAATTTGCGTTGCACAGACGCCATCAAGTTCCTCATCGCTCATCTCTCCGTCGTACCAATTGTACGAGTTGGGGATGCTATCTCCAACACAGAACTCCCGGTCATCGTTGCGAAGACCCCAGTCGTAAAAATTCAAGCATTCATCTTCCTTTGCCTTTTCCATCTCCGCAAGAATTTTTTCCGCCGTAGCTTCGACGTCCATGTTATCTGCAATCTCCATGATTTCCTTGCAATCCATACGTTACCTCTTTCCGTCCGGGGCTCTGTTTTGTACCGCCCCTTGACATAATTTATTATAGCACAAGTTGTGTAACTTGTCAATAGTTTTTTAAGATTTTTCGCAAGTTTTTTGCGTTCTTTCCGCAAGCCACTGCGATAGGGCAAGGCGGACAACCGCCGAATCACTTAGCCCAATTCGCTGCCCAATCGCCTTAATTTGCTCATTCTGCTCGTGCGTCACAATGACGTTCTTAACAATCCGATTTCCATCTTTTTTCAGCATTTTTTGTCCTCCTATCATTTAAGCAGATTATCAATTGCTGTTGTCGTCCCCGTCCCGCTGAAATAATGGACGGAAATGCCGCAACCGCGCGCAACGTCGATGACGGCGTAAAACTCGGTATGCGACATATACGCCGCCTGAATCCATAATTCCGACGCGCTGCGGATGACGCTTTCCGGGCAGGTCGTGCCGTGCGGATAGGCGCGGATGGAAGGGAAACGCTCGGTCAGGCGGCGCGCCCATACAGGATGCCCGCCGACGATGACAACACCGTCAGGAATGATTCTGGGGCGTTGCGTGTCGCCGGGGGCTTCCTGCGTGTCTTCCTGTGCGCTGCGCCAGAGCGCGTCGCGAAGGGCGGTCAGCTCCTGCGCATCCGCTTCATGTGTTTGGAGGGCGGCGAATGATTTCTGCGCGTCTTTCTCCTGCTGACGGATGGCAGCTTCCAGCTCGGCAATGCGCTTTTCTGCGGCGGCGGCGCGCTGCTCGGCTTTTTCCTGCGCGATTCGCGCTGCTTCCAAGGCGGCAGCGTCGCCGCGAAGGATTTTGTTGATGCAAAATGCCTTGTCCTTTTGGATTGCACGGGCAACCATCAGCGACGCGGCATTGAGCGCCGTTTTTTCGGGTGTGTCGGAAAGAATGATAGCGGCATCGTCCGCATTGATGCGGATGTCCGCGGTGTAATCCGAGACATCAATGCCAGCGCCATCGTACATGAGCGCGAACTCGTCAATCGCTTCCACGGCAAAACGGTCGTACAGGTCGCCGAAGCCAGCGACAGGCAGCTTTCCCAAATGTTTTTGCAGGACTTTTTTATCGTCCGAGGTCGTCTGCTCTTTTCGGATGCTTTTGATGTTAGACTGCAACAAAAGCCAGTCCGAGAGGTCGGCGAAGCTGTCATTGCTGGCGACTTTTCTTCCGGAAACAAGAATCTGGAAGAATGCAAGCATCGTGCGATAAAGCGCAGTATCGAGATTTTTGTCGAAAATCAGGCAGGAATCAAGCGAAATTTCCGCGCCCTGCGGGGATGACTTAATGGCATCATGCGTTTTATCGTATGTTTTGCGGTCAACCGCGCGGAGAAGTCCGCGAATGGTGGCTTCCTCGGCGGCGCGGAGAATGCCCAGCGCGTGAGCGGAAACAATCTGCTGTTCCGCGCGTCCGGCAGTAATTGCGACAGACGACTTGCCAGCGCCGCGCATGGTGTCCGCATAGTATTTCGCTGGTGACAGCGCATAAAACCGCTCCACCGCGTCGGGGTTGAGGAATGCCATTGCGCGCGCTACGATTGGCGCAAGGTCAACGCTGACGCGCCCTGCGTTCTTCATTGTGCTGCTCCTTTCATCGCCTAAAATGATTTCGACGCGTTGCGGTTGCTTCCGCGTCCTCCAATCGCGCTTTGCAGACCATGCGTCGAACTCGTCTTAGCGGGCTGTAAGCGTATCGATGATGTCCCTCGCCTCGGTGGCGGTTGAGACGACATAGGCAGCATATAGCCACTTGTACGGAAACTTGTCAAGGTTTTGGCGAATAAATTCCTTTATGGTCACACCTGCTTTTTCCGCCGCCGCCGCAATCGCAGCTTGCTTATCGGGGTCGTCGCGGGTAGCGATAGCATCCGCGACTGTCTTTTCGTTCTGCGCAACAAATTTCGCACGGAGGTCTGTGGCGTACTCGACTTGCTTGTCGCTCACGCCATGAATTGTCGGAAGGCTCAATGCCGCCGCCGCTTCGCGCTGCTGCTTGCGCTGCTGCTTGCGGTAGCAGTCGGCGCAAAGAAGGGGATGAGCTTCCGCCCATTCCTTTTTGCTGTCCGCGTCCCGGCGATTGAAGCCGTCAATGCGGCGTTCAACGGTAGCGCCGCAATCAGGGCATTTGTAGGTGGCAATTGCTTTTGCCATGGTCATTACCTCTTTCCGTCCGGGGCTCTGTTTTGTACCGCCCCTTGACACTATGTATTATAGCACGAGTTGTGCAACTTGTCAACACTTTTTCAAGATTTTTCGCAAGTTTTTTTGTAACTTTCTCGCGTTTTGTTTGCACTCCACAACCGTCCGAATCGCCTATACTATAATCAGTAGGAGGTGGTGCGGTGTATATCCACTACAACCCTAATCCGCGCGGCTTGCGCGTCGGAGATTGCGCTGTCCGCGCAGCATCCAAGGCAGCAGGAGAGACGTGGGGAAGCACCTATGCAGCGCTCTGTGCGCTGGGCTATGACTGCGGAGATATGCCAAACGCCAACCACGTTTGGGGACGGTACTTGCATGAGCGCGGATTCTCGCGCCACGCCCTGCCGGATACTTGTCCAATCTGCTATACCGTCGCGGATTTCTGCCGTGAGCATCCGCGCGGTGTGTACGTCCTCGGCATCGGCGACCACGTTGTGTGTGCCGTAGACGGCGACTGGTATGATGCATGGGACAGCAGCGCGGAAATACCAGCGTATTATTGGGAGAGGGAGGATTGATGTATGGCGTATGGTTATCCACAATATTATCCACAGATTCCGTATTATAACGCGCAGCAGACGGCAATGCCAGACCAGCTTGCGCAGCTTCGAGCAGCACAGCAGCCGATGATGCAGCAGCCATCGCAGCCATCAAGCAACGGACTGATTTGGGTGCAAGGTGAAGCCGGAGCAAAGAGCTACCTTGTCGCCAACGGTTCGAGCGTGCTGCTGATGGACAGCGAGAAGCAGACGTTTTACATCAAGTCAGCGGACGCGGCGGGAATGCCGTCCATGCGAACGTTTGACTACGTGGAGCGCAACGCATCCGTAAAGCCATCCAGCAGCGCGCAGGACGCGCCGGAGTATGTGACGCGGGACGAACTTAACACGCTGACGAAGCGCCTTGAAGCGCTGGAAGGGCGCAAGAAGAAGGGGGTAACGCAGGATGAACCCACTGTTTAATGCACTTGGCGGCGGGCAGATGCCCGGAGCGCTGGGAAATTTTCAGCAGATGATGCAGCAGTTTCAGCAGTTCAAGGCGACGTTTCAGGGCGACCCGGAGCAGGAGGTGCGCAAGCTGATTGCATCCGGCAAAATCTCGCAAAACCAGCTTAATCAGCTGCAACAGGCGGCGCAAATGTTTCAAGCGTTCCTCGGTTCTTAACTTTGGCTATCATTGTTGCGCAACAATTTAGCATATACTTTAAAATTCCGAAAGGAGAAAAACAATGAGCATGACTTCGGAACTCTCCGCTTCTGACGTGGCTCTGCTTTCCGGCAGAAACAGCAACCAGAACGGCGACGGCTTCTTCGGTGGCAATGGCGCATACTGGATTATCATCCTCTTCCTCTTCGTATTCTGCGGATGGGGCAATAACGGATGGGGTGGCTTTGGCAATCGCAACGGCGGACAGGGTTCTGTCATGGACGGTTACGTCCTCACCTCCGACTTCGCAAATATCGAGCGGAAAATTGACAACGTGAACAGCGGCTTGTGTGATGGATTCTATGCACAGGCGCAGCTCACCAATGGCGTACAGATGCAGATGGCTAACGGCTTTGCGCAGGCGGAACTCTCCCGCGCCAATCAGCAAACCGCGCTGATGCAGCAGCTTAACGCGATGCAGGCACAGGCGGCGGATTGCTGCTGCAAGACGCAGACGGCAATCCAGGGCGTGAACTACAACCTTGCCACTCAGGCTTGCGACACTCGCAACACCATTCAGAGCGGCGTTCGCGACATTTTGGACAACGCCAACGCTAACGCCCGAGCGGTGATTGACGCACTGACGGCACAGCGTATCGAGGCAAAGGACGAGAAGATTGCTGCGCAGAATCAGCAGATTTTCGGCTTGCAGCTTGCCGCGTCTCAGGCAGCACAGAACCAGTATCTTGTGAATACGATTCGGCCTTGCCCTGTTCCGGCGTACACGGTAGCCAATCCGTTCTGCTGCAATCAGGCGCAGTATTGCGCCGGGTAAGCTCCAGACAGCTTCCTGCCTGTGCAGGATGAGCCGATAACGGCAACTGAAAAAGCGGCGGGGCGTTGATTGATTCGCGCCCTGCCGCTGAAAGGAGAAAAATCATGGCTGAATATACTGCGGCGGCGGCGCAAACCGTCGCCAATGGCAACAACGTCCTTTTTACTGCCACGCCCGTCTGCGCGACTCGGTGCATCGTCCATCGTGAGGGGTCTGGCATCGTGACGCTGCGAGGCATCACCAACGGACAGTGCCGCGCACGTTTCCGCGTCAATTTCGGCGGCAATATCGCCATTCCGACGGGCGGCACTGCTGGTGCTATCTCTGTTGCGCTTGCAATCGCAGGGGAGGCGCTTCCGGCTTCTACCGCCATCGTCACCCCTGCAGCAGCGGCGCAGTACCAGAACGTCAGCGTCGACACCTTTGTGGACGTTCCGGCGGGGTGCTGCACAACCATCAGCGTCAAAAATACCGCTGGCGTGGATATTGACGTGCAGAACGCCAACCTGATTGTCACGCGGGTTGCGTGAGGAAAGGAGAAACGCAATGAAATATCTGCATGCACTCAAAGAAAAACTCTGTGAAGAGCTGCAAGAGATTGCGGAGAAGCAGGATATGTCCGCTGGCGACCTCGAAGCTGTTCACAAGCTGACGGACACCATCAAAAACATCGACAAGATTGAGATGCTGGAAGCGGACGGG